CGAGTCTCCAAGAGAGGATGTCAAAACATACATACAAGCGAAAGCGCAAGAAAAGTTTGAGCTAAAAGAAATAAAGGTATCGCCCCCGAACCTTTATTATGATTTGTGCAATATGGCGAATATCGCCGACTACAAGAAGGTTTGGGGTTCTTATGCTAGTTTCTTGGATGACATTGGAGTAGAGAATTACTTTAAGTCGAATCTACCAAAAGATTTCTGGAAGTATGATTATTCTACCATTCCTCTGTTTACAGACACCAGAGAGAAGGCTCCTCTGAAGTTCAAGGACTCTGTTACCAATAAATTAGACTTTGGCGATTATACAGCCAGAGGTGACCTATATACAAAAACATTTGTTGACCGCAAGTCACAGGATGACTTCAGGCAAACCTTTGGCAAGGACATTGAGAGGTTTAGGAGAGAGATGGACCGTTGTGTTCAATTTGGGTCATATATGTTTGTTGTAGTAGAGACAACTATAGACAAACTAGAAACAGACAATAAGACTTCCAAGTTTAAGTCTAATCTTAGTTATCTATGGCACAACATAAGAACTTTAATTATAGATTACCCAAAAAACATACAAATCATATTTGCACACAACAGATCGGGTGCGAAGAAGATTATACCGCGAATCTTATATCATGGCGATAAGCTATGGGATGTTGATTTACAATTTTTTATAAACGATAGAATAAATGTCTTGGACAAAAGGAAAACAAGGATATCGTCTTGAGCATTCTTCTCAAGAGCTTAACGATTTTCTGAAAGAGATTGATGGCGCTATCAAAGAAGAAGAAGCGAAGTATTTGCTATACAAATTCTTACGCAACAACATCGCATTTACTTCTGAGCTATTCTTAGGAGTTAAGCTATTCCCTTTTCAAGCGATGGCTATCAAGGGTATGATGGTATCAGACTATTCCATGTTCGTTTTCTCGCGTGGTATGTCTAAGACGTTCTCTACCGCGATCTATGTCCTACTAGAGTGTCTACTCAATCCTAATTCAAATATAGGTGTTATTGCAGGTAGCTTTAGGCAATCAAAGCAAATCTTCCAAAAGATGGAGGATATTGTTAGTAAGCCCGAAGCCAGCCTAATTAAAGAGTGTGGATTTAAAATACAGAAGGGAACTGACCAATGGACATTAACTTTAGGCAAAGCTAGAGCGATAGCTCTGCCGTTAGCTAACGGTGAGAGGTTGCGTGGATTTCGATTTAACAGAATTGTCTTGGATGAGTTTTTGACAATCCCTGAAAAGATTTTCAATGAAGTTATCATACCTTTCCTTGGTGTGGTAGAGAATCCTATCGAAAGGGAAGAGTTGTATAATTTAGAATCCAAATTAATCGACAAAGGCGAGATGACAGAAGATGATCGGCATATTTGGCCTAACAACAAATTAATTATTCTTTCATCTCCATCATTTAAGTTTGAGTATATGTATAAGCTATATAAAAAATATGAGGACTTAATTAATGGATTATCTGTAAAAGAGGGTGAAGAGGAGGAGTCATTTAAAGATGATGCTTATAGACTAATAATGCAGCTTAGTTACGACTGCGCCCCACCAAGATTGTATGATCAAAACCTGCTTAAACAGGCGAAGGCTACAATGAGCGAGATGCAGTTCAAGCGTGAGTTCGGAGCACAATTTATTGATGAGAGTGATGGCTACTTTAGATTATCAAAGATGGCGGCTTGCACGATACCTGATGGGGAACTTCCAGCAGTGGAGGTGGTGGGTAATCCTAGTGATGAATATTTGTTATCGTTTGACCCCAACTGGGCGGGTAACACAAGCGCTGATCATTTTGCGATGCACGTTTTTAAATTAGACAGAGATACTCAAAAGATCTGCTTAGTTCATAGCTATGCTATAGCTGGTGTTTCTCTAAAGCATCACATGGAGTATTTTCTGTATCTAATAGAACATTTTAATATTGTGGGTATATGCGGTGACTATAATGGAGGAGTCCAGTTTATAAACTCCTGTAACGAAAGCGCACTATTCAAATCCAAAAATGTTAATATAGGGGTTATAGAAGTTGATTTAGAGAAACCAGAAAACTGGAACTCAGATATTATCTCATTTAAGAATCAATATAACGTAAGAGAAAAAAATTACTGCATACTTAGAAAACCTACATCCAACTGGATTAGAAACGCTAATGAGATGTTACAAGCAGCAATAGATCATAGAAGAATATTATTTGCCTCTAGAGCGATAGACTCTCACTTTGATGAGCAGAGAAAAAAGAATATACCTATTGATAAATTAAAATGGGATGTAAAGGCACCCAAAGCTTCTAAAGGTGCAATGATGATAGATCTGCTTGATCATCAAAAGTATGTGGTTGAACTTACAAAGTCAGAATGCGCTAACATTGAGGTCATAGCTAACCCACAAGGCTCTCAATCATTTAACTTACCTCAAAATCTCAGAAGACAGAAGGGGCCTAACAGAGCTAGAAAAGACTCTTATTCTGCTTTGGTTTTAGGTAATTGGTATGCAAAAGTATTTTTTGATTCAGAAAATGCCTCTATAGAAGAAAAACCCCAAGGAACATTTATTCCATTTGCGATTTGAAAAGTTTAAAAGTCACTTTTATAACTTTGGTGTAAACTTTGATATGGCTCGCAAATATACCAAAAGATCAGAATACTGGGAAAAGTTCAAAAAGAAAGAATCTCCGATTCAGGGGCTTTTAAGCCAAGAAGATGAATTTATACCAGAACTAATAGGAGAACCTATATTTAGTTCCAGCACTGCCTCTAGGCTAGATTCACCTACCGCAAGAACTAATGCCAGAACAAATACAGTAGCTATTAATGGATTAGGCAATAAATTTGAAAATATTAAAAATGGAATTCTACCATTTAATTATGAGAAAGATTCTGCTGATGCGAAAGAAGCAGTAGAACTTTGTCAGAAAGCTTACTTTAATATTTCATCTTTTAGAGGGACTGTAGATCTCCTCTCTGAGTTTGCAGATTCTGAAATTTATCTTGAGGGCGGTAATGAAAAATCGAGGAGGTTCATTGATGCTTGGTTCAAAAGAATTAGAATGCACAACTTAAAAGAACAATATTTCAGAGAGTATTACAGATCTGGCAATGTTTTCTTTTACAGGATGGATGGGAAGATCCCATTAAAGAACTCACAAAAAATGTTAGAGGCTTACGGGGCTAGTGTTAGAAAAGAAATACCAATCAGATATCTACTGATTAATCCTACCGACATTGCTACAAAAGGGTCTGTATCGTTTAGTGGTTATGAATATTTTAAGGTCTTAACTCCATTTGAGATCTCTAGGCTCCAGAAGCCAGAGACAGAGCATGAGCAAGAAATGTTTGAGTCATTGCCCCCAGACATTCAAGTGGCCCTGCAATCAGGAAAGAACTCCTATTCTATGACTAGGATTCAAATAAAATTAGATCCACAGTTACTTCATGTAATATTCTCTAAGAAACAAGACTATGAGCCTTTAGCAATACCAGTTGGCTACTCTGTTCTTGATGACCTTAACAGAAAGATAGAACTTAAAAATATTGATCAGGCTATTAGCAGATCCATTGAAAATGTTGTGTTGCTTGTGACTATGGGCAACGAACCAGACAAGGGTGGAGTGAATCACAGGAATTTGGCTGCGATGCAGCAAATATTTAAAAATCAAAGTGTGGGTCGAGTTCTTGTATCTGATTACACAACAAAAGCTGATTTCATCATTCCAGATATCCGTAAGGTTGTTGGACCTGAAAAGTATGCTGTAATTAACAAAGATATCGAAGAGGGCTTGCAGAATGTTCTTATTGGAGACTCTAAGTATTCTGATACGCAAATTAAAATGAAAGTTTTCTTTCAGCGTTTAGAAGAATCTCGTAGAGCGTTCTTAAATGACTTTATCAACCCAGAGATAAGAAGAGTTTGCAAAGCCGCAGGTCTTAGAAACTTCCCTGAAGCTAGGTTTGCTAAAACCGACACTATGGATGACAACAACCTTTCTAAGCTTGCTACAAGGCTAATGGAGCTTGGGGTGCTGACTCCAGAGCAGGGTATGCATGTCGTTCATACAGGTGTCTTCCCAGAGCCTAAAGACATGGATGAAGCGCAAACAAAATTTGTAGATGATAGAGAAAAAGGTCATTACATGCCCTTAGTTAATACTATCAACCTTTACAATGAACAAAATGATGATGCGCCAGAGCCAAAACAAGATCAGCCTGTATCGCCATCTGGTGGTAGACCAATAGGAGTCTCTAACTCATCCTACTCTAAGAAAAATAT